ACGCCTGCACACACTACAGGGCTTGACAAATGCGAACGGTAAGAATTATCAAACGCGTCAAACGGGATGGGGCTTTGGTCAGCATCGAAACGGACTATCCTTGTTCGACGATTAGGAAGGTATTCTGGGACAACGGAATTGATATCATCATGGACGACGTTGACGGAGTACAAGGCAAACGTATCAAACTTGAGATGCCGCGAGACGGGAAACAGGTCTACTTCATGAACGACGCAGGGGACACGACCGATTCTCTTCGATGGCCTCCCAAGAGAGGTACATCGGATGTGGTGAATTCGGGCGAGCCTGTTGCATTACGTGTGATGGGTTAGCGGATCATGCCCATTTCCTTAATACCAGACGCAGGAGCAGCAAACGCTAACACGTATGCCGACCTAGCGTACTATAAGGATTTCATCGCTACACGTCGACCGCGACCATCATGGACTTCTCTCGCTCTGGGTTCGTCCATTGATGCTAATTTGATCGTCGATCTGATAGCAGCGGCCAAGTTGCTAGATGCTGGATTCATCTGGACCGGACAGGCGACGTTTGCTACGCAAGCACGGATCGCGCCTCGAATTGGTTGGTTGAATCGAAACGGATTCGCGATCGATCCGTTAATCGTGGCGAACGAGATGAAAGACGCGCAGTGTGAAATGGCTGTACAGCTACATGACAGCGATGTTGCAGCCGAGGACGAAGCGGGCAAAGCAGGTGTGAAGCGTGTGAAAGCCGATACGGTAGAGGTGGAGTTTCAGGACGTTAGTGATTCGTTGGAGTCCGTCTCTGCTGTAGTGCGCCGTAAGGAATCGAAATTTAGCTACCTGACGATGCCGGTGAAGGTTAGACTATTGCTGGTGCCGTCGTGGTATGTGGAGTCTAGTATAAATAGGGGTGCGATTTTCGAGGTGTTGTGAGGTTGTGTAGAAATAGATCGTATATATTACGTGTGAAGTGATGTTAAATATTAGACCCATCAACGATAAAACACTAGCCGGACAATCTCTTTCTGTTGAAGATGTGCAACATATTGTATCAGCGAGAGAACAACCTACTATCTCAGATGTCAGAAAACTTATATCTTTGATCGATCGAATTACTGGAACCTGCTGGACCGCTAACGGGTAACTAAAAATGGCCTTTCCATTCTCGAATCTTGTTCGTCTAGGTGTTGGCCTTGCTGACTCATTCACAGCCGACACACAGGCCAATATTGTTCATGAAGCTTGGATAGGACAAGACAAGTTTGGAAAATCCGAGTACGCCGAGCCGACTCATCCGCGATGTGTCATCAGCAACAAAACAAAAATGATTGTATCGGCAACGGGACAACTTGTTACAGCTGCTTCTACGTTGACGTTTACCACATTGCCTGAATCGAATGGCGCGCCAGGACGACGCGAGCCTATCGACCCTAGAGATCGGATCACGTTGCCGACAGGATTCACCGGCCCGATCGTTTTTGTTGGTGGTCCGGTCGATCCAACAACGAATGAAGGTTATGTACTTAGCGTTTCTTTAGGGATGAGGTAAAAATGAATTTTTCTTTCGATCTTGACGGTACAATCACATGTCACCCGGAAGTGTTTCAAGCTCTTGGTCGTGCATTGATTGCTGCCGGTCATTCCGTCGTGATTTTAACAGGAATTCCTCGTAGCTATTTTGATGGCATCAGGAAAGATAAATATCCATTTTTACGTGATACTTCGTGGTATCAAGAAGTAATCACTTCTGACATGTACAATGACAATGAAAAATCTCTAGCAAATAAAGTGATAGAAGGAAAAATGGATAACCGCGATCTTGTGGGAATCTACAAACGAAGGGTATGCAAAGAACGAGACATCGCTGTTCATTTCGATGATGACTATGAACATGTGTTTGCAAAAGACGGTGTGCCTGTATTTGGAATCTGTCGATGATAGAGATTACTACATCATGTCGTGTTCGTGCCGTCGACTTCGATCAGCAATGGTTACGTGATCGTGCGCAAGAGATGTGTTTGGACGTCTCACCTGTGTCGAATGGTTTGGGAGTGGTTTCGACCAAACGCATGCATCGTAAGGTGTGGGAATTCGCAGCGATTGCACAGGTATATCACGAAAAGTTTGCCGGGTTCAGTACTAAGTCTCTCGGTTTCGGTTGTGGACTAGAACCCTTACCGGCGTGGCTAGCTAATCAACATTCGCGAGTCATTGCTACGGACGCACCTCATGATAATGCGGGGTGGAGTGATTCCAATCAACGATCGTCAGGGCTGAATGATCTTCCTTGGATGGGCATTTGTCGTAGTGATTATTTCGCCGACAACGTGAACTTTCATCAAGTCGACATGAACAATATTCCAGATGATCTTCTCCGTGGTCAATTCGATTTCACGTGGTCTTGTGGTTCCTTCGAGCATATCGGTGGGATTGATGCTTCGTTGTCGTTCTTTTGCCAACAGATGAAAGCTTTGAAGCCGGGCGGGATTGCAGCGCATACGACGGAGTTCAACCCGCGCGACACGGACAGAACGCTAAACGAGCCCAACTTATGCTTGTTTCGTGCTCGCGACCTGCGCCGTCTGGACGAAATGTTACACGCACAGGGTGATCGTCTATGGACTCTGGATCTTGAACCTGGCGAAACTGAAACAGATAAGGTGATCGATTATCCGCCATACAAGGGTGACGTTCATCTTTCTATTGATGTCGGAGGCTGGACTACTACTAGTGTCTTGCTTGTGGCTGAGCGCGGCGAGAGATAAACAAAAAATGAAAGTCCTATTCATCGGCGATTCTCCAACAGTCTCCACGGGTTTCTCTCGCTGCACTCGTGCCGCGTGCGACGCTCTGCACTCTGCCGGCCATGACGTTACCGTCCTCGGAATGGGCTATTATGGCGATCCGCACGACTTTCTATATCCCATCTATCCTTGTGTGGCACCATATGACAATGCACGTTCCTACGGTGGCGAAACTCGCCTAGCATCGATGATCGCTCGCACCAAACCCGACATCGTTGTCATTTTGCAGGACCCGTGGAACATTCCGCCTTATTTCAACGCACTAGACGAAGTGAAGGCCGAATGTGATCGACAAGGTATTGAGTTTGAAATCCCGCCAATTGTAGGGTGGATCGCTGTCGATGCGAGAAACCAAAAAGGCGAGCAGTTGTCGCGCTTGTCCCATCTTATGGTATGGACGAAGTTCGCAGGCCTAGAGCTTGCGAAGGGCGGATATGAAGGTAGCTACGATATCGTTCCTCTGGGTGTAGACACTGATCTATTCTATCCACGAGATCGCAAACAATCGCGAATCGATATAGGCTTGATCGATGCAGGTGTCCCTCCTGATGCCTTTATTGTTGGTGTTGTGGGACGTAATCAAATCAGGAAGCGTTTAGAGCTGTCGTTGTCGTACTTCGCGGAATGGGTTCATGGTTACGAGGTCGACGATGCATATCTCTACTTGCATGTGGCTCCGACCGGCGAAGGTTCTTGCGATATACGATCTCTTGTCAAGTTCTACGGTCTTGCCGGAAAAGTCATTGTCAACACTCCTACAATCGGTGTTGGTGATCCTGAAGACGTCATGCCGCTGATTTACTCCAGCTTTGACGTCTACATGACGCAAAGTCAGGCAGAAGGATTCGGGCTTCCTGCTTTGGAGGCGATGGCTTGCGGAGTTCGGTGTTTACTCCCTGATCATTCTGCATTTGGTGATGATGGTTGGATTGACCCATTGTTAGACATTGCCAAAGTGACATGTTCTGTGGGCGTTCTTACCGCTCCAATGAATGACAAACCCTATACGATCGGGAGTTTGCCTGAGAAAGAACAGACAGTAAGTGCACTGTCTGCAATGTATCGGAATAGGCATGAGGATTTCGGCGGTGAGGGTCTTTCACTGGCGGAATCGTTAACGTGGAAACGATCAGGTGAAATGTTTGTCAATTCTTTGGAAACATTCTACAGAAGATTCTCGACTAGGGTGGATGTATGTGTCACTGTGCTTAATCGTTACGATTTGCTACGTCAGTGTCTAGAATCACTCGTCACAACCAAAAACGTTGGTCGGGTTTTTGTGATAGATAACGGAGTAAATCCAGAAAAGTTAGATGAAGCCGTTTCTGGTCTGTCCATGGAAGTATCCATTCTTAACACATCTCGCCTTGGTCTAGCCGAATCGTGGAACGTTTTCATCAATAATACCAGTAATCAACGCATCATCTCGAATGATGACATCACGTTTTCTCCTGACTCTATCGCAAGGCTAACCAACAGTAAGGCCGATATTGTATTTCCTCAGGGTATTGGTTTTTCCTGTTTTCTTCTTCGCGATTCGTGTGTGTCTAAGGTTGGACAGTTCGATGAAAGCCTTTCGCCTGGATTTGCCTATTTTGAGGATTGCGACTACATGAATCGTATCGAAAAGAACGGTACTATCGTCGCTGAAGATGTAACATCTCATGGCATAACACACCTCAAAAATGGTACACAACATGCGATCCAAGAGAACGAAGCCGACGAATACCGTCATCTATATTATCTAGCTCAAGAGCGATTTATTACCAAATGGGGCGTGTTACCCCCCGGTCTACGTAGAATGGAGTATCATTTTATTAGGCCGGAAATGAGCGACGATCGTGACTGAATTCACTCTCTGCGGTGTTGACGATTGCCATCGCCGTCTGGTCACAATCGATCGCGACGTCCGCGACGCCCTATCTGATGCTGCCTTAGCCGAAGCCGAACACGTCGTCGAGCGCGCACGTGACGAATTCGTTCCCATCGACACTGGCAATCTTCGCGATACCATCCATGTTGTGAAGGGTTCGTTATCTCAGGGGCGTGATACTGGTGGTCGCTACACAGAAGGGTCGGTTGTCGAAGTGATCGTAACAGCCGGTGACGATTCGACTCCGCAAGCTATTGCTATTCACGAGCATCCGAGTCCGCACGATCCCCCATCATGGCAAGGTGTCAACGTTCAGTTCAATCCAGCGGGGCGAGGACCTAAATTTCTGGAGCGGCCATTGCTAGAATCGTTGTCAGGCATGGCAGAACGAACAGGATCAAAAGTCGGAACCAAGCTATAGGATGATTTTGTGTGATGAGCTTCTACCAAGAGATCCGAGCCATGCAATCGCCTATTCCTTATCGTGTTGATGGCGACAATAGGCAACTGTTCTCCTGCAACTTCATCGTTCGTGTGCTGTCACCGGTCACCAAGTTTGAAGAAGAGATAGAAGAATTGTTGCGCGCTAGCGACGACCTAGCGATCCCGGACGACGAATTAATCTATATCGGACCTAGGGTGTCGCTACCGGATGGTCCTGGTCCGTTTTGCGTTCTAATTGCCACGGGAGGATATGAACCTGACGAAACTCACAACACCAAACGGGAAAATAGAGGCCTACAGATTGTAACCTGTGCTGAAGATTACGTAGTAGCGCGAGATCGTGCCGAGGCTGTATGGCGATATCTTGACGGGTTACGATCTGTGAATGTGTCACTGTGATCACAGAAATTGTCCGAATCGTGCGAATAAAAAAAGGAGAAAACGTAAATGCCTATCACTCCCGGAACTCTTCCTGTTGCTGGTCATGCGGCTGTCATCGCCGTAGAGACTGATCCTGCCGTTTCGCAGGGTGTTTTCACGACTGTCCCCGAAGTCACTTCGTCCATCGACTGGGGTTCGACACGAAACAAAACGGAGATCACGCCTCACGGTGCGGGTGTTGACTCGCACATCGTATCTCAGGTGATGAACCGCGACGATATCACGTTGGAGTTTACCTACAAATTCGCCAACACGGTTCATGCCGCCTTGTTCAACTTCTATCATAATAACACCATCTTTGGCCTGATGGAGATCGGCCCGGAAGGAACTGCTCCAGGTTCTGACACCGTGATCCAATCGGGCCAGCTTACAACCTGGAAGAAAATGTCTCCTGCGCGCAATGGAGAGTACAAGGTGCAGGCCATCTTCCGTCCGTCCGGACCATTCAAGTCGAATGGGGCGGTTTATTCGTAAGCGGAGGTCGCACAGGACAAGAAAATCGAGTAGATCGCGCGCGACTCGCAAGGTAGGTAAATTTTTTTTTAGGAAGGCAAAAGGTAAGATAAAATGGCAAACCGTCCGAACGCTCGAAATCGCAAGACGTCAAAGTTATCCAAGTCCCAAGCCGAGATCAACCGAATCAAGCCGATGGGGACTCT